TTTGTTTTTGTTAGCTCTTGCCATTTTGTACACTCCTGTTTAAAATGTTTATAATACGATTATAGCAGGAATGTGTTATGCGTCAACCTGGTAAATGTGGCTAAAAAGTCGCGGTTTTATTGATCTTTTTGTTCGTCCATCTTGCTCATTGCACGGGCAAGGCCGTATTTTGTGATATCTCCAGCGAAAAGCATCAGTTGTAGGGCCATTTTCTCCATGGTCACGATGATCTTCTTCTTGTCAACGTAGTAGGGACAGTCAACGAATTCATCCAACCACAGGTATGTCTGTGGCGTGAATATTACTTTGGCAGGAAATTTGATGTCATAGGTCTTAATGTCCAACTTTTCAATCATCTCCATACCGGGTTTGGTCAATCTTAGTGATCTGGCCTGGTAACTTTCCCTTACATTCTGCCACCAAGTGTAGTAGTTGGTCTTTATGCTTTCGTCGTGGGTTGGTTGTTCGAGAAGTTCGAGGAAGGTCCGGGTATAGGCTGTCTTGCGATCCATTGTGTAGTTAATTATCTAGTGAATTTGTCGCCGGACTTTAAAAGGTAAACACCAAACTTGTCTGTGCTGTGCTGGGTGTTCAATTTCTTTGCTAGGTTCTCTGCGTGTCCTGGATTTGAAAATGATACTTTCTTGTACTTTGGTCCCGGATAGTTGGCAACCAAACTTGAACTTTTCAAGTTGATTGGTTTACCATCGTAGAACACCGCCCAAATTCCTTCCGCGGCTAGGACCTCGTCCATTTTGAAGGTAGATTTATTGCTGTGTTGCAACAACACTGTGGGTTTTGGTCTGCTCATATAATCACTCTTTACAACTTGTATTTACCAAAAATCTTATCGTGTGTGAGTATTGGACGGGTCTGTGGGGGTTATCGTTGCTACCTATTGACGGTGGGGTGTTTTATTGTGCGATAATCTTTCTCACAGCACAACCTCGCAAGTCGCCTTTGTAGTCTGTAATTGCCAAGAGAGGTGCAGACTCTTCATCAATTTCGTCCCATTTGTGTATATTATGATGTGCCAGCCAGCCTTGTTTATATTTTTCAAACCATTGTAGGAAAGCAGGATTTAATACGCTGGGTGTTTTGTCTTGTGTGGCCACTTTGAACATTGCTCTAAATGTAATGTGTGGTTTGGCCAAGGTGTTAAATCTCTTTTGGTCGTTTGGTTCTTGATTTTTGAAATATGTGAGCGGCTTCTTTCCCAGTTCCGCCCATGGTAGGTATAAATTATTTTTCAACATACTTTTCTCGTAGAAGTCTCCGCAATTGAAATATTGTGTAAGCGGACCTTCATAGACACCCCACCCTGTAACGATTCCTGTTTTATAATCTTTTGTGGATTCGTGGGCATGTACTGAATTATGAAACTTATACAAGATAGTGTTGTTGCGTACGCCTGCTAACCGGTCATGATGATCTTCGTACAACTTATGTAACCTGTTACATAGCTCTTGATCAACTTGATCAAATTGTTCGTGATCTATTCCAGCAAAGTCACAAAATTCTTTGTATATTCTGGGTAGGTCAGACAGATCCCCCATGGCTGAATCGTGGGGATCAAAAGGTACTTTGATAAGATGCTTTATTTTTGCAAACCACTTTTCTGCTAGTTCTGTTTCGTGGATAACATAGTCTACTTCTACGTCGTTATTAAAAATTAATTTTAATTTTTTACTCTTTGGCACTGAAATTCCCGCCATCCATTTCTATGTCTATGGTCTGTGCCTCCCTAGCGGTCTTTAGTGCTTGAATTATTTCTTCCTGGATTGTGACCATACGAGTCATTACCTGTGCAAGGCTGTCCGCTAGTTGATCTGCTTCCTTGGCGGGTATGATGATCTGTCTTTCTCCCTTCTGACGTAGTGTCCTGATCCTGCCTATGAGATCCTCTATGGGTCTAGTTTGTATCTTGGAATTGTTTGACTGCGTCATTTAATACCTGTTGCATTTCTAGTTTGGTCTTGATTGGACCTTTGTATTCGTACCTCGAAAGTGTGATCATCTTTGGACAGTATGCTTTTCTCCAACCTTTTTCAAAACAGATTATGTAGTAACCTGCACAGAATTGGCTTTTTGATTTTGGAGTCTTTGTGTACACCGGCAACTGCTTCTGCACATCAAACATTGGATTATAAGGATGTTGTGAACATGGGAAACCGTGTACATCAAAATTGTCAGTTTGTACCTCTTCACTAGGTTTCTTCATATTTGATTCATCAAACATGCCGAATCCGAACTTTGTGAACAGGCTCTCCTGTGTGTGGAACACTTGCCTCTTGTCTTGTTTGCTGAGGAATATCCAACCGTTGTCCGCTTGTTTCTGTAGGGTACCCAACTTTTGGCCGTTTTGCTCCACAATCCAAAACTTGTCTTTGACTAGGGTTTTTGCACGTACTGTCATGATACTAACCTCGCATTAAAAGGCTCCACGTATAGTTGAGCCTGCTCACTAATTCTATTTAAATCATACTTGCCACAGAACCTCATGAATCTGATTCCAACTTGGTCTATGCTTTTGTTCTCTGCCTTGGCCTGTGCAATGGTTTGATCAAGTTCTTCTATTATGGCCTCTGGCTGTGCGTGTAGATCCACTAGTGCCCTATTCCTTTCGTAGTCTTCTAGTACCCTGTGTTCGTTGCCGTCATGGTCCACCCATTTAGATAGCATTAGATTGTTCCATGTATAACCTTTTTCCTTACGATCTGCGAATGCTTCTTGTAATCCAATCTTGTTCTTTGTGCCCTTTGTACGCACACCTGGGTATGCACTAAAGATGTTGTCGCTTGGATCACCTCTCATGGCCTTCTCAAACACTATCCATTCTGTGTCCGGTGCAGGCTTGGGTGCTTTCAATTTCTTGTCTATCACAGGTTTGCCCGATTTGGCGTCAAACCAACCCTCATGTGTGAGTGTGGTCTCGTTGACACCATTGTACTGTTTCACACGTGGTGTGATCAACTGATTAAGATCCTTGTCTGTGCTTATGATAACATGTTCTTGATCTGGATGTTTGTCTATCCATCTTGCTATGAGATCATCTGCTTCTGTCCTGCCGTTCCTTAGCACTGTCGCATTTGTCTTCGTTTTTACGAAGTCAACGAAGTCATCATAAACTTCCCAGAACACTTCATTTTCTTCTTTTTCTTTCTCAGTCATGGCATCTGCCATTTCCTTACGATTCCTTTTGTATGGTGCGTATATGTCTTTCCTGAATGATCTGCCCTCAAGACAGAAAACTACGTGTGTGCCTCCAAAGTCCTGCCATGCCTTCTTGATGGAGTTCATCATGATGTGTATGGCCATGCCCACCTTTTCAGAAGTGTCACCCCTGATCACGTGTCGTGCCCTGAAGAATGTGTTTGCTGTGTCTACCAGGATGTGTGCCATTACGACACCTCAGTCTTGCCGTCATCTCTCCTGTTGATCTGTACATATCCAGATCCAGTGACGTCTATGCCTTGCTCGTTGCCTATGGTCCTACAAAGTGTTTGGAACCATCGATCAACAATCTCTTCCTCACTTGCACCTTCGTAACCAGATTGTTTCAACATGTTCACGAACTCGTCATTCCAATCCAGTTCAAAGAACCCATTCCTTGGATTCTCAGGGTTTACATTAAGATTAAGAACT